GCTTGATGTTCGGATTGAGCAACCGCTTCGCCGCGAGCGCCAGCACCGAGCAGTCGAGCGCCTCGTTCCGTTCCCGGTCCTGCACCCAGACCGTATGCGTCGCGACGTTCGATTTGTTGTAGCGCGTCTCCCGATGTTCCGCGCAGAGCTGCGCGAAGAACTCCTCGTCCACGGTGTCGACGTGCAGCGGAAAGTGCATCACGCCCGGCCCGGCACCGACCAGCGTGAGCGCGTTCAGGATGTCCGTCTTCGCGTCGTCGACGTTGATCGGATAGAGCGGCACCGGGCGCGGGTTCTTCCCGTACCTGACCTCACTCGGTTTCCCCACGATCGGATTCCCGCTGCGCCCAGCGAAGCCCTTCGTCGCAAAGATCCGCCGCGCCTGATAGGCCAGCACGAAGTCGTACATCGCCTCGGTCGCGAAACCCGTGTCGATACAGGCTGCGAGGATCGGCAGCTGCACGCCGAGCGCGTGCGCGTAGCGCCGGCCGAGCGCCTCGAGCAGAGCCTGCCGCGTCTCGGGTTGCTTCGGGTCGCCCGGGATCCGCCGCCAGTCGACCACCCAGCGTTCGTCGGCTGGCCCCCACCCGGTGACGAGCAGCTCGAACCGGTTATCCTGAACGTCGACGCCGGCGGTCAGCAGCACCGCGGCCGCCGGCACCTCGACGCCGTCCTCGCCGTACGACTCCCGCCGCGACAGCAACGTGTGCGATTCCACCCGCGCGCCGCGGTCTTCCCAGCCCTCCGCGAGCGAGGTGTTGATAAACACGCGGAGGCTCTCCTTCCCCTTCGCTCGAGCAGCCAGCCACTTCTCGACCAAGTGCGGGACCGTGACGTCGCCGATCGTCGAGAGCATGGCCGGCAGATGAAACCCGACGTGCCCGCGCTGTGCCGCGACCGCGGTCGGCCGCCACTCCCCGTCGGCAATCAAACGCCGCCGGGTCGGCTCGTCGATGTGCCAGCCGCAGCCGCCGTGCTCCTCGCCCGGGCACTCGAGCCGCGCCGTCTCTGGGTCGCGCTCGTCAAACGCCACGCGGATGTGCATCCGCCCGCACGTCGGATCCTCGCACTTCCCGCTCCAGGTGAAGAAGTCCTCGCGCCCACACCCAGGACAGGCCACGAAGTAGCGCCGACGGTCGCTGCGCTGATACAGCGTGTCGATGCGCCCGCCTTTCAGGGTGGGTGTCGAGACGAGAAAGATCAGCCCGTCATAGAAGCTCGTCGTGCGGTTGACGAGCAGATCCGCTGGGTCGCCTTCGTCCCCGACCACCGGTGGCCAGCGATCCACGTCGTCGCCGAAGGCCCGCCGCACGGCGCGGCGCGCGAAGGCGTTCGGCGTGTTGGCACCGGCGAGGGCGAGATACCCGCCCGGGAACATCTTGAGGCCAAGCGTGCTCTCGGCCTCGTGCGCGCCCTTTGGTTTCCGCTTGTCGCTGATGACGGCGGCCAGCGCCGGCGTCGTGCGGATCATGTCCGAGAGCCGTTCCTTGGACCATTCGTCGGCGACCGAACTCGTCGGGTGGATGAACAGCATCGGACAGGGGTCGTGCTCGACGTGATACCCGACGATGTTGTGCAACGCCTCGGAGCCGCCGACCTGGTGGCACTTCTTCAGCGCGATCAGCGTGACCCCTGGCTCGTGCACGGCGTCCATGATCCCGCGCAGGTACGGCACCGCTTCGGTGTGCCACTGCCCGCCCCGCGCGCCGCTGCTCTCTGGCAGGATCCGGCGTGCGTCGGACCACTCGCTGACCGTCAGCGTCGGCGGTGGCGCGGCCGCGGTCGCCCACTCCGCGATCAGGCTCGTCATGCGGCTGGGTCCTCGCCGACCGGGTCATGTTCGACGGAGTCTGCCAAGGTCTTCCACCGCGCGATCTCAGTCAGGAGTTCTCGCGCGAGTTCCGTCAACGCGGCTTCCTGCTCCGGCGTGGTGATGATCCCGAGCTGCCGGGCCCGCCGCGGCCACGAGCGTACCTTCGCCGACCACGCCTTCGTGTACGCCTGGCCCTCCTTGATGATCGCGTCACGCGGGAGCAGACCCCGCTGGCGGATCTGGAACGTCTGCTCCGCGAGAATGGCCTGCGCCCGTTCCTTGCGCGCGCGCTCCTGGCTGACGTCCACGAGGCCAGACTTCTTCGCGGCGTCCTCGCGCGCGTCCTTCCAGGCGCGGACGTCGAGTTCGCGATACCGCGACGGCCGCCCCTTACTCCCCCGCTCCGCGATCGGCATCCCGTCCTGTTCCCACTTCGTGACGGTCTGCATATGCACGCCGAGGAGGGCGGCGAGCTCGCGGCGCGTGACGAGCGGACCCGCGACCTTCCCATTCGCCGACGGCCCATCCTCGAAGGTGAATCCGAGGCGTTCCTCAAGCGCCCGCACCGTGGCGGCGTTCTGATTCGCGATCGCCACGAGCGGTGACGGCACGACGCGGCCTTGCGGCGTCCGCGCGAGTTGCCCCGCCTTCTCGATGCCGTCCTCGGCCTCGCGCCAGCGCGCCCAGACCTGGCAGTACGTCCGGAGATGCTCGAGGTCGACCGCGCCACGGTGCGCCAGGATCGGATAGACCACACGCCATCGCGCCTGCGCGTCCGGCTTGAGGGTGTTCGGCGGAGGTGGGATCTTCGCCATTACCGGAACCAGCGGCGAAGACGCTGACAGAGTACGGCCGTCCAGCGCCAGCGGTGCTCGCAGTCGTAGGAGGACGAACAGGTCCAGACCTTACGCTTCATACAACGTCTTCTGTCTCTCCGAATTCGACAGGGCCAATCGCCTGCGTCGCGCGTTTGGGATCGCCCTTGCAAAACACGAGGACGTTCTGGTGCGTCTTCCCGAGCTTGCGCGCGCTGGTAAATTGCTTTCCGACGCGAATCGGCAGCGATCCGACAGCCGTGACGAGGATCGCCTCGTTGTAGAGCGCGGCACCACCGTCCGCGAAGGCTTGCTCGGTATCGCTTACGAAGCCTCGATAGAAGCCTTTTGTATCGCGCAGATCGCCGACGACAAAGCAGGCGAACCGATCCGGACGGAGGCGGTCCAACACCCCCGCAATAATGCTGCGGTACGCGGCGAGGAAGTCTGCGTAGTCGAGCGTCGAGAGATCCTGCGGGTCCTCGCTATAGACCTCTAGGTCTCCGTACGGCGGACAGCTAAAGACGAAGTCGACCGGCCCGGCTGGAATGAGCGCCTCAAGCTGTCGGCTGTCGCCGACGATCCAGGAGGGCGCCGGTGTGTCACAAATCCGCGCGGCCTGCTCGCGGTTCGAGGCCACCTGCTCAGGACGAAGCTCAATCCCGACATACCGTCGCCCCAGCTTCGAGGCGACGACCCCGCGCACGCTCCCGCCGGCGAACGGGTCGAGAACCACGCCGCCGGGCGGACAGAACCAGCGGTACGCCAGTTCACAGAGTACCGGGTCGAAAATGCTCGTCCCGGCGGCCATATTTTCCGTGCCCGTGCCCGTGCCCGTAGCCCATTCCGGCTTCTTCGGTGCCCCGGTCACGTTGCTCTGTTGATCGGCCGTGCGTCTATTACTCATCCTGCCTGCCTGCCTAGAACGTGTTCGCCGCGCATCAAGTCTTGACCAAAGGTTCGAGCAAACGACTTCGCCATTTATCCCGCCACGTTCCAGAAGAGCGCACCGGGACGCGCGTGCGCGCGAATGAAGCGCCAGGCCTTCGCGTCGTAGTTGTCGCAGGAGGGAAACGGTGGACGCACCACGGCCGGCGCCTCGAAGCGTTCCGGCGCCTCATAGATCGCGGCCCGCCCGACGTTCGGCACAGCACCGACCCGCACTGCATGGAATGCCGCCGTCGGCCACGCCTGCTGGAGCGCGCGCGTCAAGACACCGCTCCCCGCAACCGTCCACACCTCGCGCGGGCGCACCGGCAGTCCGCACGCCAGCGTCGCGAGCGCGTCGATGAACGCCGGCGCATCGAGGCCGAACGGCAACAGGTGCGCGCCAGACACCGCGCAATACTCGCGGGCGCGTGCACGCACGACGGTCATGTACCCGGTTGGCACCTCAATGATGCGCGCGCCGGCAGCCTGCGCCTCGACCGTTCGTGCATGCCACGCCTTGCGACGCGCACAGAAGACCGTCGCGCGCCGGCCTGCCGCGGCGGCCGCATGCGCGAGGGCGATCTGCGCATAGCCTTGGACCGGCGAGGCGTAGACGTACTCGCGGGCCGCGCCGAAGAGCACCGGTAGGACCCGCGCCTTGGTGCCGCCAGGGAAGCGATCGTCGCGTACGACCAGAATGCCGTCGTGGTCCACGATGTCAGGCAAGCGCACGGCCTCGGCCATCACCCCTCGCTGTATGCCCGCTTGCGGTCAATTGGGCTGCCGGTCTGGGACTCCCG